ACAATTACCTATCTTGGAGAAGGTAATGCCCATAAACTTGAAATGTATAAAAAGAATGAAAAATCATTAATTACTATTAATAATTTAGTTCAATATCCATTAACATACACTGGTATAGGTTATTCACTAACTAATAATAATGGTAGTATTGGTGTAGGAAATTCTTTCTTTAACCTGACTGGTATAAGTTCAATTTCTCCAATTGACATATTAAAAGTTGATGATGAATATATGAAGGTTATTAATGTTGGCATAGGAACAACAGATGGATCTATAAATTATTTAAATGGAGATTTAAATATTGTAGAGGTTGAAAGAGGATTCTTTGGATCAATATCATCCTCACATACAGATCAATCTAGAGTTGACTTGTACAAAGGTGCTTATAATATAAGCGGTGATAGTATTTACTTTGTAGAACCTCCAAGAGGAAATATTGGCGATATTATAACTAAAGATGAAAGAAATCTCTTATATCCAAGAGCATCATTTAGTGGTAGGGTCTTCCTAAAACAAGATTATTCACAAAATAAAATTTATGATGACATTTCATATGAATTTGATGGTAAAACATCAGAATTTACTTTAACCAGACTGGGAATAAACACTGTAGGATTTACTACAGAAACTCAAGGTGGAAGTGGTGTTTTATTCGTCAATGGGATTTTACAAACCCCACTCACCAATAATTTAGGCGATTATTATAATTATAGTCTGGATCAAGATGTTCAATCGGGAATAACAACAATTAAGTTCACTGGTCTTACAACTGAAGGTGGAATTTATGTAAATGACTCCGATGTAAATCAAAACCAATTACCTAGAGGGGGATTAATTGTTTCTCTTGGTTCAACTTCTGGTCTCGGTTATGCTCCTCTTGTAGGAGCTCGGGTTAAGTTAAATGTTGATGAGTATGGAACTATAGTAGATCCTGTAGTTTCAATTGCAAGAACTGGAAAGGAAATTGGAATTACTACAGCAGAATATAATCATATCAATGGAATTCTAACTATTGAATCGGAATCCTCAGAAATTTATAAATTAAGAGAATCTAATTCAAATTATGTTAAATTAGTTGGTCTAGGATTCACTTGCGATAGTCAAGCTGGTATCATATCTTACTTCCCATACACCCAAAATGAAGAATATCCTTTTGGTGTTATTGGATTGGGAACAAATACAGTTTCCTTGAATGTCGGTGTTAGTACACTTAAACATTATTATGTTGGATATGGCACTGCTTTTGTATGGTTACATGGTCTTACACCAGGATCTGGATACAGAGAACCGCTATCTTATGTGATAAGAGATGCAGCTTCCGAATACATTCACAGATTTGTTGATGCTGAAGTAGATTCTATTTACACACCAACAAATACTTATGAACCAATATTTGCAGAATATAATCAAAAAACCGGAGATTTGATTCTTTCTATAGATGATCATGGACTAACAACTAGTGATACTGTTGGAATCAAAACTGGATCTATTAGATTTACTTGTTCATCTGATGGATATCTTGTCCCATATGCATATCCAAGATCAACAGATCCAGTTGCTGGCATATCTACTGAGATTCTTAGTTACACTACAAATTCCATAACAGTTAATGTTGGTGGAATGGGTGGTTCTGGTGCCGAAATTGATATTGTTGTTGGTGCGGGTGGTACATTAGGATTTACTGTTTCCGCTGGAGGAACAAATTATATAAATCCCATTTTAGATATAGAACCACCATCATATGAAAATCTTGAAGTGATTGGTATTTCAAGATTATCTGTTGGACTTACAACAGAAACTGGAACGGGTATGTCTATAAATGTGGATGTTACACCTTCCAGGGTATATAATGATGATGGTACTGTTGGAATTGGATCTACTTTATTTGAAGTATCTTCATTCGAAATTTCTAGAGATGGATATGGATTTAGACGTGGGGATATTATAAAACCAGTTGGACTAGTTACTGCTGCTGGATTGTCTGAACCAATTGAAGAGTTTAAACTGCACGTGTTATCAACTTACACTGACAACTTTGCTGCTTGGCAATTTGGTGAAATGGACCTTATGGATAACATAAAACCATATCAAAATGGTATTAGAAAACAATTCCCATTATACTACAATGGTGATTTAATATCTTTCCAAAGAGATGAAAATAATCTTGAGCAATCGCAAGATATTGATTTTAATTCTGTTTTGGTTGTATTTGTAAATGGAATTTTACAAGATCCTGGAATTTCTTATGAATTTGAAGGTGGAACATCTTTCAGATTCTTAGAAGCACCAAAACCAGAAGATGTGATTCAAATTTACTTCTATGTGGGCACTTCTAACGTAGACTCTAGTTTAGTTCTTATTGATGAAACTATTCAACCCGGTGATCAACTTAAAGTAAAATCTATTAATAGTAGATTAGATGAAACTGAGGATCAAAATTCTAGAATGGTATTTGATATATTATCTACTGATATTGTTGAAACTAATTTATACTTTGGGGATGGAATAAACTCTGAGATTCTTCGACCCGTTGATTGGACTAAACAAAAAGGAGATCTTTATATAAATGAAGTTTTCTATTCAAAATCTAGAGAATCCATAAGAGCACAAATTTATCCAACAGCAAAAGTAATATATGATTTTAATGAAACAGATGGATTTATATATGTTGATAATGCAGAGTTATTTGCATATGAAGGCGATTCTGCAGTATCTAGTGATAAACTAGATTTGATATTAGTTACATACCAAGACAATAATCAAACTGGAATTGTTACTGCAACTGTTTCAGCAGATGGAACTATTTCAACATTTAATATTGTTAATTCTGGTTTTGGATATACAGCAACAACTAGAATTGATGTTTCAAATCCAATCATAGGAATTGGAACTAATAGAAGTTGGTACAATGTTGGAATTGGAACTATAGGAGACGTTGGTATTGGTACAACGGCTACGGGTTCAGTTACTATTGTTGATGGTGCTATTGATAGTGTTAGTGTTGTTAACGCTGGATCTGGATACACATTTACAAATCCACCACAAGTTATGTTAGATTCTCCACCTTTTGAGTTGGAGTTACTCACTACTGCAAATTCTATAACCGGATTTAATGGCACTATTGTTGGTATTGCTACTACTAACGGAATAAATTCTACTTTGGCTTTAGAATTTACTATAAGAACTGAGGGAGATATCTTTACCGACCTGACAGTAGGAACTCCAATTTATGTTTATGATACAAGAATTGGATCTGGGGTAACGTCAATTGAATCTTCTGATACTGATATCATAGGAATATCTACAGAATACTTAAATAATGTCTATAAAGTTCATGATATATCTGTTACCAGTCCTACTGCCACAATTAAGTGTAATATTATTGATGATCCAAATCTTTATGGACTTACTGCTACAGGATTTTCCACAGATCCTGTAGGAAGATACTCTTTTGGTAAAATTAGTGGTTTTACAAGATCATCGAATCCAATATCAATAGGAGTAACTTCATATACCGTTAGTGGATTATCAACATATCCAACAATACAACGTAGAGGTAAAACTAGCGGTACTCTTGGAATGAGGAGAACTGGATCCTTGTAAAACAAGTATAAATAGTAAAAAAAATGGTTTAAAATGTCTGCTTTTGTAACGGATCAATTTAGAATTTTAAATACCAATAATTTTATTGATTCTATTACTAATGAAACCGATTACTATTATGTTTTTGTTGGGTTGTCTAACCCAAAAGGGTCTGTAATAGGAAGAAATCCTAATTGGGAGGGTTCCGAGGGGGTTTCATCTGGGGATGCAGTTGTTCCTGCCCCTGTAGATAACTATGACTATCTTACACATTATGGTGATCTAATTCAATATGGTAAAAGAGTAATACCTGAAAATGTAAGAAGATGTATTAGAAAAATTGAATGGAAACAAGGTACAAAATATGATATGTACCGACATGATTATAGTGTTACAAATAGAAGTCCGATTACTGACCGAGCGAGAATTTATGATGCAAATTACTATGTGATTAATAGTTTATATCAAGTCTATATTTGTATAAGTAACGGATCTAGTGGTACTAATCCAACAGGAAAAGAATCTCAAGATGAACCAACATTTACCGATTTAGAACCCTCAAAAGCAGGTAATAGTGGAGATGGTTATATTTGGAAATATTTGTTTACTGTACCACCAACAGACATTATAAAATTTGATTCAATTGAATTTATACCTTTACCAAATGATTGGAGTACTTCAACAAGCACTCAAATTGCAAATGTTAGAAATAATGGCAATTCTGATTTAAATAATAATCAAATAAAATTTGTTTACATTGATAATTCCGGAAGTGGTGGTTATTCTGATGGTGAAGTTGATATACTGGGTGATGGATCTGGAGCTAGAGTATTCATAAACACTGATGACAATGGAAAAATTATAAAGACTACTGTGACCACTGGTGGGTCTGGATATACTTATGGAATTGTCGATTTAGGACCACTTCAACAAACACAAAATTTCACTCAACCAGCAAAATTAATTCCAATAATTCCACCATCTAAGGGACATGGATATGATTTATACAGAGAACTTGGTTCGGATAAAGTTTTAGTTTATAGTAGATTTGATTCTTCAACGAAGGACTTCCCATCCGATTGTAAGTTTGCACAAATTGGGATAGTAAGAAATCCTTTAAGTTTCATATCTGATAATGCATACACAAATTCAACTTTCTCTGGATTATATTCTCTTAAAGTTACTCTTGGCAGTTCAACTGTACCGGTAGTTGGCGAATTGATGCAACAACAAGTGACTGGTGGATATGCCTATGGTTATGTTGCCTCATTTGATAGAGAAACATCAATTTTAAAATATTTTAAAGATAGATCATTAGTTTATAACTCTAGTACTGCAGATCAAACAGATTATGTTGGTATTTCTACTTTCTCAAGAAATCTAGAATTCTCCGGTACCAATATAATTTCGGGAGCAAGTGGATTTACTGCTA